GGTCCCTTCCGGGACCCCGCTAGCTCAATTGTGCTAGTTCATTTTGACCCTCTTTACGAAAGAGCCTAGCATGACCAGGACGCGTATACTTAAACCCATTTATACAAGACGTGGTACTTACCAGGTCTTTAAGCGTGTAGGATCCACTTGGGTCCTTATTGCTAATGGGAATAATAATACTGTGCCGCCCGAAGTTCGGGTTACTGGTTCATGTATAGATGATCTGCATCCCTACCCATACTTAACTGATGGTCCACTTACAATCAATAGGAAAGATCTCGTCCCGATATACCTCAATGGGGAGACACGTATATTCCCGAATAATTTGGGAGTTTTACATTATGTCTCATACAAAGGGTATTGTGCATCCCGCTCAACTAATTCAAGCGGTGTGCCAACGTTGCCTTCGCCTTCCAATGATTATTGGATAACAAAGGCATTGGCGAATCTTAACCTATCTAGGCCAGTGGTTGATCTTCCTTTATTCATTTTTGAATTTAAGGATTTTCCGCGAATGCTCAAGGGTTTAGGACAGGTTTTATCTGGAAAGATAAGACCTGATTCTATTCCTAATGGGCATCTTGCCTATCAGTTCGGATGGAAGCCCCTCTTCAGCGACCTCATGAATCTGCTTAATTTGGCAGATTCAATTGAGGACCGTAAGCGTCTTCTTATGAACGCTATGAAGAAGGGTGGGACACGTGTAAATCGAAGTTTAGGTAGCTTCGATCTCGCTCGTGCCTCTTACGGAGACCCATTCATCTGGGAATCGCCTGTGGCCAATGGCCCATGGACGATCGCAGCGAATGTTAACTGGGACGGATATGAGAAGGCCTGGTATACTGCCAGACTTTCCGTTAACCCGAACAGTTTGCCGTCCGGTAATCTCGAGACGATAGCGGCTCGCGCCGTTCTCGGCTTAAATCTCTCTGCTTCGACACTATGGAATATGTTACCATGGTCGTGGCTAATAGACTATTTTACTAACGTTGGGGATATGCTAAATTCCTCTAGGGGTTATATTCCCTTTCAGGTAAAGCGCCTCAACGTGATGGTCTATCAAGAGTATAAGCGTTCCTTAGCCAAACTCCCATCCCATATAGAATATGGAGGGGGAGGCGGCAAAGTTACTCGGAAGAATAGAGTGCAATCACCTGCAATAGCGAGGCTGGCCTTCAAACCATTTTTAACAAATGGCCAGTTGGCTAATCTCGCTGCGCTTATAATGGCGCGGGCTCTCAAGTAGCATTAAGCTCTAAAGAGAGATACTTAACATGATTGGCGATACAATAGCGATCACTTACAATGCGGTAGTTAAGACACTAACGCGTGTGGGTGATAATGGTGGATTTGGTCAAGAATATTTCCTTGATGATTCTTCTAACCTAATGCGCTTCAGGATTTCCTGTAAGCATACTGGTTATAAATCAGGAAAACCACCAGAGTCCCATTTAATGAGACTTGACGTGGAATTCCTGGATGCACTCGGTGCAATTATACGCATCGCGTCATCCTGGGGTGTCCTTAAAACAGACATCACAGTACAGGATCTTGTTAGTTCACAGCGGACTCAGGCAGCTTTTCTTACTGCTTGGACTGCTACGAACACAACTAAGTTGCTTGGTTATGAATCATAAACGAGCAATTGTATTTCTGATTAGCATTCTTTTAAGCGTTTTTACGCTTACAGGATGCGCTGCAGAAATAGGTGAGAGAAACCCCTCACCACCTGTAGGATCATCCTAGGCTTCGTTGCCTAGATATTCTTAACACCATTGGTAGGGCCTCCTAAGGCCCTACTTTCTTTTGCTATTGTTTCCCTATTCTCGGATTGCGCAATTATGCCCAGTCCTTCAAATGGAGAATAACATGAAAATCCTAGCTCCGCTTGCCGCAGTCTTGGAAGACTACCGGAGAGCAAAACCGTACATGTCTAAAGCCTTGCATGCCGATTATAATCGGTGTGAGAAGCTCGTTACTACTAGGGGGATGTCAATCTTGATGATTGATTTCCCAGCTGCATGCAAAACATTGGATGCTGCTTTGTCTAGTGGTTGGCTTGACCCAGACAGACTCCCTAATATTTTTGGTAGTCGTGATCTAGGAAAGCCAAATTGGCTCTTTGGTTCTTTATTCAAAGAGTTGTTTAACGAGTTTGGGATCATCAAGGAACCTCTAGATATAACAAGTCTATTCTTTTTAAGACAGCTTTTATTGCTGTATAAGAAGGTAGACCTGCCTTGCCCACCAAAAGCGGTTGACAAGGCTATAGAGGAATTCATCAAGATTGAAAGTCAAATGAGGAAACCTACTGGTCAATGGCATCTATGTGATGGAATTGATACAGGGGCTCCTGAAGAGACCGACTTTCTTGATGACTTTGATGTGGGTCCACTGGTACGCGATGTTTCAAATCATCACGCACCTAAAGGTCTAATACGTACACTTCAACGTGTATGTGATATAGTAGCTTCAAAGCTTCCATATCCAGACCCTATGGATTTTATCCCAAGGCATGGTCCTGGTGCTGTTTGTGATTTGAGATCAGGTGCTGACAAGTACCTGTTCCCATATTGGCCGAGGAAACTAAACAATGTATTTGAATGCCAAACTTTTGCGCACTCTAATGCATGGATAGGTTTTACTGACCAAATAACCCATAGTGATGATGAGCCCCCGGCTAAGCTTATAGCTGTGCCAAAGACTCTTAAGTCACCTAGGTTAATTGCAAGCGAACCAACATCTCATCAGTGGATGCAACAGGCCACTATGAGATGGATGAGGGAAAATACTCCTCATCCGTTACAGCTTAGCTTTGACCCGTTGAGTCAATTGCCGTCAAGGGCTCTTGCTCTTGATTGCTCCAAAAGTATGGACTATGTGACGTTTGACTTATCGTCAGCATCAGATAGATTGTCTTGTTGGGTCATCGAACGTGCTCTGCGTAATGCGCCCTTTTTCTTAAGGGTACTTCACGCTGTACGTACCAGGTCTGTACTTGTAAAGTACAGCACTGATAAACGAGGATCGCGTATTATGTTAAAGAAATATGCGAACCAGGGCTCGGCTGTGACGTTTATGTTGCAATCATGGATATACTCATTAATTTGTATATCCGCTGTCCTTTTTGCTGAAAGGAAAAATCCTACTGCAAAAAATATAACAAAGGCAGCTAGCAACATTAGGATCTTTGGGGACGATCTTATTGTTCCCAAGATAGCATGGTACGAGCTATGGAATCTCCTGGCCTATTTAGGCCTCGAGGTTAATGCGTCAAAAACGCATATTTCTGGGAAATTCCGTGAATCTTGCGGAATGGATGCATATGACGGAAACGACATATCTCCAGTCTACTTGACTTCCCTTACCATGGCAAAGGGCTTTGAGTCTCTTAGTTCATGTGTCGATGTATCAAATAATGCGTATATTAAGGGACTTTGGTCCCTCTCAGATATCGTGCTAAGCATGATAGATGAGGATACGCGTTACAAGATACAAGTCACACGTGAGCCCTCAGGCCCGATCTCTCTCCGAACATTCCAAAAACAATCTTACGTAGCTCACGTCAAAGGAAGGTTTTGTAAAGCCCTCCAACGTTGTGAGATACGTCAATTAAGTTATAAGATTGTCGCGGCGAAAGGAGAGAGGTCACTCAGTCAAGGTTTACTTCAGTATTTTACTGAATGTCAAAAGGACTTTCGTCCGCTTGACTACCTAGATCCAATTGTATGGACCTACGGTAGAACCTTGCAGCATCGCATTAAATTAAAAATGCGCTGGGTGTCCGGGTACTCCAGTTAGAGTACCTGGTGGAGGGAGCCTAACCAGATAATGGTAGGCTTCTTTGTGG